ATGCAGATTATTAACCAAGAAGAATAAATTTACTACATTTATAATATGATAGGAATTTATAAGATAACAAGTCCGAGCAACAAAATTTATATAGGTCAGTCTATTGATATTAAAAATAGATTTATAAAATATAAATGTTTAGATTGTAAAAAACAAATAAGACTGTATCGTTCTTTTGTTAAGTATGGAATAGAAAGTCATTTGTTTGAAGTAATTTCAGAATGTACTATTGAAGATTTGAATGATAAAGAAAGGTTTTATCAAGATTTATATCAATGTGTAGGTAAACAAGGTTTAAATTGTATTTTAACTAAGTCAAGTGATAAAAATGGAGAGAGAAGTATTGAAACTAAATTAAAAATATCAAATACTTTAAAAGGTCATAAGTTATCAGATGAAACTAAATTAAAAATTAAAATCACTAATACTGGTAAAAAACATACAGAAAATTCTTTACTTAAAATGTCTTTAGTTCAAAAAGGAAGTAAACATACGGAAGAAACTAAAATTAAAATAGGTCTTTGGCATAAAGGAAAAGTTCAATCAGAAGAAGCTAAGCTTAAAATGTCTTTATCTCGTAAAGGAGTTAAATGGTCAGAAGAAGCAAGATTAAAAAGAGCTGAAAATAGAGTAAATAGAAATGAGTAAAACTCTTAGTATAAATGTTCGAGGTAATTTAAAGCAATTAGAGGCAATAAAATATTGGCTTGATGATAGTGTAATAGATATAGTTTTTGGTGGCTCAAAAGCAAGTGGAAAGAGTTTTATAGGATGTTCTTTAATATGTGCAGACGCACTGATGTATCCAGAAACACATTATTTCATTGCTAGAAAGACTTTATCTGATTTGCGTAAGTTTACTACTCCTTCTATTCAAGAGGTTTTGGCATTATGGGGAATAGGAGAAGATTATTATAACTTCAATGGTCAAGATAACTATTTTAAGTTTCATAATGGTTCAAAGATATTTCTAATAGATGCTAAGTATCTTCCAAGTGACCCTAGTTATATGAGGTTTGGTTCAATGCAGATGACAAGGGGATTTATTGAAGAAGCTGGAGAGTTCGATATTGAATGTAAGAATAACTTGCAAGCCTCTATTGGTCGTTGGAAGAATAAGGAATATAACTTAGCTCCAAAACTTTTGCAGACTTGTAATCCAAGTAAGAATTATTTATATAGTGATTATTATAAGGCTACTAAGGATGGTACTATACCTGACTTTAGGAAGTTTATTCAGGCATTACCAACTGATAATAAAACATTGCCAAAAGACTATGTACCCAACTTAATGAAAATATTAAGTCACAATGAGGTTCAGCGATTGGTTTATGGGAATTGGGAGTTTGATGATAATCCTTATGCGATGTTTGAGTATTCAGATATTCTTGGATTATATACAAATGAGTTCATAAAGCCAACTCAAGATAGGTATATGACTTGTGATATTGCATACACAGGTTCTGATAAATTTGTTATAGTTATTTGGAATGGATTTGTTGCTACCAAGATAATTGCAATTGATAAGATTGACGATACTATGGTTAGTAAGAAAATAAATGAATTGCGAATAGAAAATAGAGTACCTTTGAAAAATGTTATCTACGATGCCGATGGCTTGCAGACATTTACAAGAGCCTCAACAAAAATGGGTAACTTAGTTGGAGCAACTCCGTTTAATAATAATGGGCGACCAATTAAAATGCACGGAAAGACTGAGAACTTTAAGAATTTAAAAGCTCAATGTTATTGGTATTTTGCAGAAGCTGTTAAGGATTCAAAGATGTTCATCCAAGAAGATAAATATCGTAAGCAGGTTATTGAAGAATTAGAGCAAATAAATAGAAAGCCATTAGAGGATGATGGTAAAATAGCATTGGAGAAAAAGGAAGAGATTAAAAAACGAATTGGTCGTTCGCCTGATTTTTCCGACGCTCTAATGCTTAGGTTTTTTCCAGAATTAAAAGGAAAACCTAGGTTAAGTATAATTTGGTAAATAAATAACTATGATATTTAAAACGGATGAAGAAGCTATATTAGCTATCAAGAATAATTTAAAAGTTAATGAGGAATTTATCGAAATGCGTGAGAGTTCTGATGAACTTAAAGCGTTAGTAGATGGAGAAGATTTCATTGAAGAATTAATAGAGAAAATTGAGAACATTGAAAGCGGAGTGAAAGCTGAGGCAAGGATGAAGTACTCAAGAAATATCAAAGATTTGTATGGTAGAATTTTTCAACCTATCGATAATATCCATTACGCTACTGGAGGAGTTAAAGACTATGATATTCTTAACCCAACAATAAAAGCAGAATTTTTAAATAAGATTGCAAATATTAGAGATGGAAAGCCATTAAGTGAATGGGTTCAAAACTATGCAATTAAATTAATGAATACAGACCCTAATGGTTTGATGTTCTTAGAGTATACTACAGACCCTATTGTAGATATTTATCCAACTTATAAGTCAATTGAGAATATTAGATATTATGAATCTAAAGGTCAAATGATAGAGTATGTTATTTTTGAACCTTGTACTGAAGATAGAAAAACTACTTGGAGAGTTGTTGATGATTTAATTGATAGAACTTTTGAGCAAATTGGAAGTGAGTATAGACTTATTCCTGAACTTACGTTTCAACATCCATTTGGTCAAGTTCCTGCATTAATATGTTCTAATATTCAGCAAGCTGGAGAAGAAGAAAGATTATCAGCTATAGACAATATTATTGATATTTCTAAGGAATATGCTCGTGACCAATCTTTTCTTACATTATATAAAATTTATAAAGCAAATCCAATCTTTTGGAAATATGTTCAGTATTGTGGAGATTGTGGTGGTACAGGAAAAGTAGAAGAAGAAACTTGTAGTACTTGTGATGGTCATGGTAAAATGATGGGTAAAAGCGATGTAACAGGAGTTGTTGAGCTTCCAATACCTGACGATAGAGATAGTCCAATTATAGCACCTAATATCGCTGGATTTATATCTCCTGACTTAGATGTTTGGAAACAATATAGCGAAGAATTGAATACTCTTGAAGAAAAGATGTATAAAACACATTGGGGAACAAGTTTTGGTATTCAGAATATTAGTAATGTAGCTAAAACTGCTACTGAGATTATTCATAATAAACAGCCATTAGAGAATCAATTAAATAAATATGCTGATTACATTGAGTATGTAGAATGGAAATTCTGTGAATGGATTTTAAATTTCTATGATTTATCAAAAGACAAAAACGAAAGTAGAATAACAATCAACCTTGGTAGAAGATATATTGTAGAAAGTTATGATGTTTTATTGGAAAGATACGAAACTTCTGTTAAGGCTGAAGAGAATAGTGTGGTACTGGATAAGCTATTTGGCGAATATTTATCTGCTAAATATAGAAACAATCCAATTGATTTACAGATTAGCTTGTTAAAAATGAGGATTGAACCATATTTACACTTACCTTTACAGTCAGTATTTCAATTCTTTGGAAATGAAGAAACTCAAAGAAAAGTATTGTTTCAAAAATGGTGGCAAACTGTTACTGATTATTCTAAGTCAGAAGAAGTTCTGAATAGTGAATTTGATAGTTGGTTTGAATTAAATAAAAAGGTAGTAGCTCCACCAGTTGCTACTGTAACTAAAATTTTATAAATATGGTAGCAGTTTATGTATTGCACAAATTAGGCAGAGAAGGAGGGGGATTTAATCCTGATTATAAATTAAGCATTGAAAGACCTCTACATTTAGTTCACAAATCTTATGCTGAAACTACAAATGATAATTGTAGGATTAATGGTCTTTGGTATGAGAAAGATGAGAAAGCTACTAAACTTCATTTAGAAGGAAAGGATTTCTTAGCTTTTGATGAAGTTGATGAAATTAGTAAAGAAGATTTAATTGCTGAATATGAATTACTTTCAGGAGATAAAGCTAAGCCAATTTGGGGCATCAGAAAATTAACTGAAGAAATAACCAAACTAAAATAATATGGCATTACAAAATATTGCTGAAATAGAAACATCATTAGGAATTGAAAGCGGTAAGCTATCTGAGATGATGTTAAGTGAAGAAGTTTTCACGGTTGATTTATCTACTAAGGTTTTTTTAGATAAAACTGCATACGAAGAAAGAATCGCAAATATTAAAAAGGATTCTGCTACTATGGCTATTGAAATAGCTGTAAAAGAACAAAGAAATAACTTAGGTTTAGATTTCCAAGGTAAAACTATGGATAATTTAGTTAAAGCCTTAAAAGAAAAGGTTGAATCTGAAAATAAAGGAGAGCCTGAAGAGAAATATAAGTTATTAAAGACTGATTTTGATGGATTACAATCTAAATATGCGGAGAAAGATGCGGAGTTTAACTCTTTCAAGACCAATATTGAGAAAAATGCTATTCTTAATGAAATTAAGGGAGAGTTTATTCAAAATATTCCTGATAATGTGCTAGTATCTAAGTCAACTATTTTTACAGAAGCAAAAGAAAAAGGATTTAGCTTTGAAAAAGAAGAAGGTAAGATAGTTATTAAGGATTCTCAAGGAAATATTCTTAAAGATGCTAATTTCTCTCCTATTACAGTAAAAGATTGGGTAACTACATTCTCAACTCCATATTTATCTAAAGTAGAAGGTGGAGCAGGTGGTAAAGATGAAACTGGTGGAGATAAAGCAGGAAGTTTTGATGCGTTTATGAAAGAGGCAGATAAAAACGGATGGGATGCTTCAAAAACTAATATTGAGATGGCAAAAAGAATTTCTAATGGAACTTTGAAACTATGAAAAAATTAATTGAGAAATTTATTTCATTATTTATTAACCAAGAGAAGTTAGATGCTATTAAGAAAGAGGCATTAGCAGATACAGAAAAGGCTATACTTGATTTTAAGAATCAGACATACTTCGATAAACCATCTAAAAAGTGCCGATAAAAAAAGGATACGGAAAGAAAACCATCAGCTCTAATATTAAAACGGAGATGAAAAGTGGTAAAAGTCAGGCTCAAAGCATAGCAATCGCATTATCAGTTGCTAGAATAGCTAAGGCTCATAAAAAAAAGAAGTAAAAATAATAGCATATTAAATATTTTATTGTATATTTGTACTATGAAAAAAATAAAAAATAATATTCAACACCTTCCGCAACACAATCTCATTTTGGGAAGCACTTGGTATGGATAGTATTTAAAAAATATAAACTTATTAAAAGCCTTCTCATATCGAGAGGGTTTTTTTTATTCCTAGAAGCGAAGATGGTTTCATGCCAGACTTGGACTTGGGAGTACGCAGGTTCGAATCCTGTCTTTTAGACTAATTACAATATGATGCAATTGGTTAGCATAGCAGATTTTGACTCTGCCTATCGTAGTTCGAATCTACGTGTTGTAACAAATGGTAGTATTAGGCTAAATGGTTAAGCCGAAGGACTGTGAATCCTTTGATGCGAGTTCGATTCTCGTGTACTACCCAAATATATACCGAAATGACGTAAAAACGAATGGTAGAATATCTCGCCTTAGAAGTGAGGGTTTTAAGGGTTCGAATCCATTTTTCGGTACAAATTATATTTTAAATACAAAAAAAGCCTTATAAGATATAACGTCTTACAATGTTTTCATATCTTTGTGAAATATTGGCGGAATAGTTGATAAGAAAAGGAACGGTAAAGTTCAAAATTAAAAAAAATAACTTTATTAATACTTAAAACTTACAAAGATGGCAAATCGCACGTCGGCAAATCTCGTTAAGGCACAAGCAAGATTGCTTGGAGCTTTTCAAAGTTCTGAATTAAGATTCAGATACCCTGCTACATATTTAGCACTTAAATCAATGTCACCAATTATGTTTCCTAACTATTCTGAACTTCGTTTGAGAGAAGATAGAGCTGTTGAAACAAACTTTATTGCAAGAGCAAAACGTTCTTTAGGAACAGGTGGTAGAACTCATAACCATACAGGTGTGAAACAAGATTCAGCAGTATTAACTCCAACTTGGACTGCATACTCTGATAAATTCAATATGTCATTGAAACAAGCAGATACTTCTTTGTTTAGTGCAGATGAGCAATTGTTTAATGAAATGTCAAATGCTATTTCTAACTTCATGGAGGGTTATGAAACTGCTGCTACATCTTATTTGTTTACAAATAGAAGTGCTGTAGTTGCTACAACTCCTGAATGTACATTTATTACAGCAGGTACTGTAAATGCTTATGAAATTGCTTCAGCTAATGAAGGTAGAGCAATGCAGATTACTAAAATTGCAATGATTGCTAATAAATACGCTGAAGGTATTACTATCTTCTGTGATTCAGTAGCTTATGCAAAATTTGAATATCAAGCAGCTCAAGGAATCTCTAATAGTACCAATCTTTCTTTCCAATTTAATGGTGTTAAATTTGTTCACTCTGTAGAACTTAATGCTCTTGCAATTGCTGTAAAAGCTGGTCATACTAAAGGATATTGGATTGTAGTTCCTGATGGAACAGTTGCAACATTACCTTGGATTCCAAAACAAAATAGAGTTGGTGTAGATACAGTAGTTGGAAACTATTCAAATATGATTAATCCTATTGATGGAGAATCTTACGCTTTGCATACTTATGTAACAGCTGCTGATGATACTGCCAATAATGGATATGCTCAAGATGTTGTAACTCAATATGAAATATCTCAAGATATGTCATTTGCTAAAGCACCTCTTACAGTATCAACTGAAACTCCAATTATTGCTTTTGCAATTATCTAGTAGATGATAAACGTCACTAAAATACAAACAGTGTTAGCAGGAATTGTAGGGTTTAAACAGCCTTACAATCCTGACTATGCTATTGTAGATTCTGACAACCAATTAAGTTCTTCAGGTTATTACATAACGGATAATCCTTATGCTAAAATTGAATACATAAAAGATAATCAAGATTACTCTGATATATCTGCTACTGAATTTAATCTATTACTTAAAGACTTAAAAAAATCATCTATATCTAGTATTTGTAACCAAGTATTTAGCGATTATGATTTCATAGATAGAACTTTACTATTTAAAAATGCATCTAATAAAATAGATGTAGATACATTACCTATAGGATTTATAGGTTATTGGGTTAAAATATCCAAACAAAAAAATGTAGCATTTAAAATAAATAGAGTTTTACTTGATTTTCAAGGAACAGGTAGTTTTACATTAATGCTTTGGAATACATCTAAAAAAACTCCAATTCAGACAAAAGTAATAACTATTACTACTGACCATCAAGAAGTTATTTTAGATTGGGAAATTGATAATACTGATACTACCTACAAAGGTGATTATTTTATTGGTTATATAGCTAATAATTTAACAGTAACTCCTTATAAAAGAGAATGGCAGTCAGGAAACATTTTATCAAATCCAACTTATCTTGATTTTCAAAGAATAAAAGTTCCTAATCATTTAGCTTCAACGTTATTTGATTTAAACAAAATAGAAGGATTGTCAGCAGATACAGGTCTAAACTTAGATGTTACTGTTTATGAAGATTATACTGATTTTGTAATAAACAATAAAATGTTATTCGCAAGAGCTATTCAAATAGACGCTATAATAAGTTGTATTCAACTATACTTATCTTCTCTTAGAAGTAACTCAAATCAATCTCAATCAGCTCAGTTGTATGAGAAATTAATGATAGAGTTAAAAGGTACTGGAAGTGAAAGCATTGTAAAGGTAATAGGATTAGAAAATCAACTATTAGGAGATATTGCATCAATAAGATTAGAGGTAGGAAAATTAAAAAAAGGCTTACTTAAAACAAATCAAATTTTTGCATATACATTAAGATAAATGGCTAACAATACAAAAATAAATCCAGTAGGATTAGATATAGTGATAGATAAGGTACAGAAAAAACTGTATGATAAACTTACTGCATTATGGAATGTAAAATTAGAAGGCTATCCAAGATGTTATGAAGTTAAAAGAGATAAAAAAACAACTGTAGAGCATTTTGTTAATAAAAATGAATATGTTTCATTAATTCATAGCGATACAAATAAGTTTTTCTTTACTGTAAAAAAAGATATTAAGCAGAATAGTTTTACTACTTATGATGCTGAAGTTGAAGTTTATTTTATCCTTAATATTAAGGATTGTAAGTCTTTTATCGAACATAGAGCAGATGAAGAAGTTAGACTTGATGTAATAAATGTTCTATCTACAATTGGTTGTGTAGAAGTAACCAAAAAAATAACTACAGATATTACTTCTGTTTTTCAAGGTTATGATTACAAATTAGTTAATGATATGCATCCATATCATTGTTTTAAAGTTACCTTTGACGTAAAAGATTATAAATTAAAATAAATAAATAAAATATGGCATTATCAAACCAAATTATAGTAGTTCCTAGCTCTAAGGCAGATTTACTAGGAACAGGATTAGAAGCAACAGCTTTTGATTGGGATAGAGTAGAAACGATTGAGTTATCTTCAAGAAGTTATGTTTATCCAACAGCAACAGACCAAAATTTAGCATCAGTTCAAGCTGCTCAAATTTCATCTGATTTGATTATCTTACAAGGTATTAAATCTTTTAAATTAACAGGAGTTGAACCTCAAATTAATACTGCTGATGGTTCAGGTTATAAAACTGTTACAGGAGAACTTCCTTATGAGTATGAGGTTATGTTCGATAATAATGGTGTAAATTTTTGGAAAGCATTGAGAAAATTTAACTCTAAAGATTCTTATAATATTGCTTTTTATGATGTTGAAGGAAATAAAATCTTTACTTCAAGCAAAACAACAACTTTAGGAGTTCCTACTTATAAAGGATTTCAAGCTAAAATGTTATTCGTAGGACAGTACAAAGGCAAAGAAGGAAATAATCCTGCTGAGGTTAAAATGAATATTCAATTAGCCGATACAGGGGAAATGGAAAGACAAATATGGATTGCAGGAGATACTCTTGATTTTGATGCTAAATCTGATTTAGATGGTGTTAATGACTTATATGTATCGAATGTAGCTTCGCCTATTGTTTCTGGTACTACTTGGACTGTAGGAGTTACTTTAGCTGATAGAAGTCAATTTGTATCAGGTATTTTAGCTAGTCAGTTTTTTGTTAAGAAAATAACAACAGGAGGAGTAGTTACTTATTCTGCTTGTACTCTTACTTCAAGTGATGCTATTGCTAAAACATATACATTAGGAGTAACAGGAATTGTAACAGGAGCTACTTATGCAATTGTAACAGGTGCTACACTTGGTACTGCAACAGCTACTAATATTATTCAGAATTCAACTACTAAGTTGCTTTATAAAGGTATTGGAGCTACAACAGCTACTTTATAGTACTTCTTATTATATTAATTATTAGACCCGTTGCATATTTGTAGCGGGTTTTTTTATCTTTAAGAGATAAATCTCTTAAACTCAATTAAATTTTTTATATTTGTATTATGGGAACTAGAGAATATATTGAAAGAGCTAAAAGAGTTCAATCTCAATTAGGAAATGAGATAGATGATATTGTTCGTTCATTTGAAAATGAAATTTTAGACCTAAATAGAGAACAACAAATATTTCAAGAAGGTTCTGATATAAATGGTCATTTACTTGGAAAATATAGAGGAACTTTTAATGGAACTACAAGAGGATTTCCAAAAATTAAAGGCGACCCATTTAACTTTTATAATACAGGTTCTTTATTTAATAACTTTACTTTATTGTCAGAAGGAAATAAGAATAAATTAATCATCGGAAATACTGATGGAAAGGCTAAATTGTTATCTGAAAAATATGGAGAATTTGTAGGTTTAACCAAAGAGAATCAATACAAAGTAAACTACGAAATAATATATCCAGAATTAATGAAATTTATAAAGCAATACTTATGATTGAATACTATGATAGTTTAGAAGTTCTTATGCTGTATAACTGGGAGAAATATATAACTACAAGAGATAATAATTGGCTGATAGTTGGATTTAATGGAAGGCAACCTAAAATATCTAATGATGAATTAACTGCATTAGAAGGCAAATTACAGGAAGATTATTTTAAAGCAGTTGATGATAGGACTTTTACAAAAAAGTTGCAGAAATGGGCGAAAATAGACAATTTACGTACTAAGTATAATATCATAGCGATGCTATGTAAAAGATTATGGCTAGGATTTGGAGATTCTCAAATGGAACTACGTAATCAATATATTGAAATTATAAATAAATTTGGATTTAATATGCCTTTGATTAATACAGTTGAAGGGGATGCAGAAGAAATATCCTTAATAAGTAATTCAATGCAGAATATTAAAACTCAAATAGAAATGCTTGAATCTGAAATTAAAACTGATGAAGTTATTCAGAAATCAAGTTTAAATAAACAAACTATTTTAGTTGGATTAGGATTAGGACTACCTTATAAAATAAATTCAAAAGAAACAAGTGTTAGTGAATGGATTGAGCTTACAAAATTATTAGAAGAAAAAAATACTCAACAATTAAAGAATAATAAATAAAATTTTGTAACTTTGTGTTTTATAATCGGGGATTGCTACGTAATGTAGTTAATCCCTTTTTTAATTTAAGATATTATGGCAAATGAAATAGACTTAGTAGTTGGAAGTGAAGCATTTGCTCAGATAACCAAGTTGTTAGTAGAATTAGGAAAAGTTGATACTGAATTAACTGCTCTATCAACATCTTTTAGTAATTTAGGTAAGGGAGCTACTAATCCTCAAAGTTCTGCTGAATTAACAAAACTAACTGAAAATAATGCTAAATTAAATGCTCAGATATTAGAATTGACTAAATCTTATGATGCTCTTAATAAAAAATTATCTGAAGGAGTTGCTACAGCTATAACTAAAAGTAAATATACTACTCAAGAAACCACAGATTTAAGATTAGTAAACAAAGAACTTGGATTACAAAATGTAAAAGCTTCTGAACTAGCTGGTGCTTATGAAAAACTTAGTGCCGCTCATAAAATAGCTAGAGGAACTGCCGCTGATTTAGCTGCTGTACAAGGAACTCAATCTAAAGAATTTTTAGCAGCGGCAGCTAATGCTAATGCTTATGATAAAAAATTAAAAGAAATTGACCAAAACTTAGGTCAACACGGAAGGCACGTTGGAGATTATGCTCGTAGTTGGAACGGACTAGGTAATTCAATTAATCAACTTACTCGTGAAGCTCCTGCTTTTGCCAATAGTGTAAGCACTGGATTTATGGCACTATCTAATAATATACCAATATTAACAGATGAAATAGGAAATTTAATTAATAAAAATAAAGAATTAGTTGCTTCGGGAAAGCCAACTGAATCAATATTTAAAACATTAGCAGGAGCATTTTTTTCTTGGCAAACTGCAATATCTCTAGGAGTTACATTGCTTACTGTTTATGGAGCGCAATTATGGGAAGCGGCTTTTGGATTATCTGAATTAGAAAAAAGACAAAACGCTGTAAAAGAAACTATAAGTAATTTAGATAATACAACTTCAGAATATACTGTAAAATTAAAAACATTATCAGGAATAGTATTAGATACTACTAAAGGGGATAAAGATAGAAAACTAGCGTTATTAGAACTAAAAGAAATAATTCCTGAAATATCTAATTTAGATATAGACCACGTAGAAAGTTTAAAACAAATAACATTTTGGACTAATAAATATATAGAAGCAGGGATAGATAGAGCTAAAGTAGATGTATTAACTAAAAAAATAGCTGAAGGTCAAACTGAATTAGATATAGCTAAAACAGCTTCATCTGAAAAAGCGCTTAATTGGTATCAAAAAGTTTACTTCGGTATAGCTAAAATGACAGGCACTCAAGAAAGAGCTGCAAGAGTTATAAAAAATTCAATAGTTCAAGAGCAACTTGGAATGCAAAATGGTTTAGATACTTTAAATGTTCTTTTAGGAGAATATACTATAAAAGCAAATAAAGCGAATAAAGAGTTGTTAGGATTGCAAGATGACCCTAAAAAGAATGGAAAAGGTAGTAAGAGCGTTGATAAATCAGCAGAAGAAGCCACTAAAAAAGAGGAAGAAAGATTAAAAAAGTATTATGAAACTTTATTATCTAATGCTAAAAGACAGAAAGAGCTTGATAAAGACGCTTTAGAATCTTTTAATGGAACTATTGAGGCAAAGACAAACTTATCTATTCAGTTAGCTGCTACAGAAACAGATATAGCTAATATTGTATTTGAAGAAAAGAAAATTCTTGCTAAAGGAGATGTTGAATTAATTCGACAAGCTGAAAATGAAAAAGCCACAGCTGTAGAGAATGCAGGTCAAGAAAATATAAAAAGAGTTGAAAAATATTATGATGAATTAATTAAATCTACTGCTGAATATTATAAAAACAACCCTCCTTTATTTGTTGAGAGCAAAGATGCTAAAGATGCAAGAGAAAATGAGTTAAAAGATAAGAAGCATCAAAATGATTTATTACAAGAGTTAGATGGCTTAAATAATAAAGAAACAGAGGATAAAGTAAAAAAACAAGCTGATTACCTAAAAGGATTTGTAGATGATTTAGGCTCTAAAATGGGAATGACTGAAACATTTAAAATGATGTCAGGTAATATTGAAGGTTTTGGTACTAATACAGCTGTTACTTTTAATGCTATTGCTGAATCAGCTCAGGAAATGTTCTCTATGATAAGTCAAAATAGTGAAGCTAACTTTCAAGCAGAATTAGGAAGGTTAGATGCTCAAAAAACAGAATCATTAAAATATGCAGGAGATAGTTCTGTAGCAAAAGCAAAAATTGAAGAAGAATATGCTAAAAAGAAAAATGAAATAGAAGTAAGACAATTTAAAGAAAAACAAAAAATAGCAGTAGCTAATATAGCTATAGACACAGCTCAGGCTATTATGGGGTTATGGGTAAAACCAGGTTTTCCTGCTGCTATTCCAATGGCTTTAGTTGTAGGAGCTATGGGTGCAGTTCAAATGGGAATGGTAATGGCTCAAAAACCACCTGCTTATGCAGAAGGTACTGATAATCACTCAGGTGGATTAATGCTTGTTAATGATGGCAAAGGAAGTAACTTTGAAGAAAAAGTAATTTTGCCAAGTGGAAAAGTAATTAGACCTCAAGGAAGAAATGTATTAATGGATGCTCCAAAAGGAACTAAGGTATTAAACCACGAACAACAATTATTTGAGATGTTACAAAATAATAATATATCTATGAGTGAACCTAAATACCAAGGTATGACTTCAGAAGAAATGGATATGATTTTAGAAAAGCATTTTAGTAATATTAAAACTCAAAATACTATCTTTGACAAGAATGGATTCCAATCTTATGTTAAGAATGGTAATAGTATAACAAGAAGTAATAGTAATCGTTCTCAAGCAATTGGTATAAGCGTATAATAATGGGAGAAACATTTCAATTAAAATTTAATAGTAATTCAGAAAATTTAACCGTAAGCATTGATGAGCCTATCAACTTTGCTACGGTTGACTTTCAGTTATCTCAAAAAGATAAAGGATATGGTCGTGATGTATCTTTCAATGGAGGAGAAACTCAATTTGAGTTTGTAAAGTATAGAAATCACTATTTAGATAAGTTACTTACTTACAATAAAACTTATGGATTTGAATCAATAGTTGAGTTAGTTATAACTTTAGGAACTATTTCTACAATTATTGGAGAATTAGATTTTGCAACTGCCATTACAGATGATTTAGAGTACTTTAAATGTAAGGTAATTCAAAAGTCAAGCCTACAAGTTATAAAGAGAAGAAAATCCGTTAAAATTGACTTATTAGGTTCTAAAGATGTAGATGGAAACTATTTAGCTCCATTAGTTCCTGAAAATGTATTACTATATAGTAAGCCTATTTATCAAGTATCTACTTGGTCACAAAATGAAGATTTTTCTCTTATGTCTGATGAGTTTGCCTCAATTTCTAATGTAAATCCTGCAAAATATATAAATAGATATGAAATATCAGATTCTATAATTCCATTTGAAAATGATAATAATTGTAAAGTAATTACAGTTAAAAGCAAATTAAATAATATAAATATAAAAGTAAGTAATTTATCTATAGATTCTTATGGCTCATATTCTGTTGCAATAATTGCTAAATATGGAACTACATTAGGAACAGCTACAGAATTAAATATATTTTCTATAAATGCTGATGGAATAATTATTATAAATACTGAAGGAATTATATCTTCTTTAAAAATAAATGATAATGTTTGGTTATATATTGAAATCAATCCAGCAGATGCTTACCAAACTTTTATTATATCGGGAATGCAAGTTAGTATATCAGGAGAAAATACGGTATATAATTCAGTAGTTCCTGCGTTTAGATTGATTAATGTAATGAATAAAGTTATAAAATCAATATCTCCAAATTCATTAGTAATATCAGATAGATTTGGAACTCCTATTACTGGAGATTTTTACAATAACTTTATATTTAATGGTAATTCATTAAGAGTATTACCTGACAAACCTTTTAATATTTCGTTAGAAGATATTGAAAAATCTATAGTTGAAATGAATGCTGATTGGGAAATTAAACCTGATGGAAATGTATTCTTTGGAATAGAAGATGATTTCTATACTAATATAGAATGCGGTGTTTTTACAAATACTCAATTTTCTCAAATGAATAAAACTTTTAATCCAAGGTTTTCTATTAATGAATTTAACTATGGATATAAAAACTTTCAATCATTAAAAGAAAATGAAGAACCAAATTCTGCTGATGTTATTCATGGAGAATCTAAATGGGTATTAGGAAATAAATCAGTTGAAAATAAAAAAGATATTTCTATAGAATGGACAAGAGATTCATTTTTAATTGAAACTAATAGAAGAAAATCATTAGAAATAACAGAAGGAACTGCTTCTCAAGATGATACAGATTTATTCATAATACAAGCAGTACCTAATAATTCTATTATAAATATGTCTTATGAGCCTATTTTATCACATTCATATACAAATGGAATTTTAACTTTAACAAGCACTGGAGATATAAATTTTAGAGTAGTCGGAATGAGGGTGGGAGATGTATTTCAAATTTTATCTCCTAGTTCACATAATATTGGAAATTATGTTATTTTATCAGTATCTGATGCAACATTAGGATTAACATTAACTTCAGGTTCAACTCCTGCTGGATATACAGTTCCATTTATTACTTATTTTATACATATGCTAAGAGGAGTAAATACTCCAAATATGATGTCAACTATTAGTGGTTTTACTGATATAAATAATTTAATAGGTTCTAATGTATTTGCTAATTTAAAATATTCTATTAGAAGGAATATAGAATTATATTGGAAAAAATATTTAACTACTTGTAATTTATATCATAACTACAATGGTATAGCAAATACTTGGTATAAAAATAATAATAAATTTTCATCAACTTATAATGCTATAAACTTAACAGAAAGAGAAGTTATAGATACTTATGGCATAAAACCATTATTAACTCCATTTATTTATAACGATGTAATATTTTCAAATGTAGAATTTATAGATTTTATAACATTACAGAATAGAATAAGAACGGATAGAGGGTATATATTAACAAAAGATAATAATGGATTACCATTAAAATTGTATCCAATGACTATGAAATATGATAATTTATCTAAAGAATTAACCATTAAAGGAGAAGAAAAATTTGATGAAGCTACTATATATCCTCAGTTAGTTCCAAATATAATGACTTTAAATGCATCTGATATTACATTTTCAAATTCTAAAGTAGGAGGATTTATAAAATCAAATGGTGGAAATTCTATTACTACAAAAGGAATAGTATATAATACTGCTACAAATCCAACAGTAGCTAATACTTTATATTTGTTTAATGAAGGTGTTGGAAATAGTGATTTTATAGGAAATTTATCGTTTTTAGAACCTTTAAAGACTTATTATGCAAGAGCTTATGCTCAAAATGGAATAGGTTTAGTTTATGGAAATGAAATATCATTTACAACATTAGGAGAAGCTCAAATAGGAACTCAAATATGGACTTTAAAAAATTTAGATGTATCTACTTATAGAGATGGAACGGTAATACCTCAGGTAAATTCATCTTTATGGTCAGGTTTAACTACAGGAGCTTGGTGCTATTATAATAATGGAACTTCTGATATTGGATATGGAAAACTATATAATTGGTATGCCGTAAATGACATTGCTCATGGAGGATTAGCTCCATTAGGTTATCACGTGCCTGCTTTAACAGAAATGAATGTATTAATAACATATTTAGGAGGTTCTTCAGTAGCTGGTGGGAAAATGAAAGAAATAGGAACTACTCATTGGACTGCTCCAAATACAGGAGCTAACAACTCAAGTAATTTCTATGGATTGGCAGGAGGAAGAATAAGTGGAACTTCATTTGTTGAAAAAGGGTTGTATGGAAACTATTGGATTAATACACAATTCTCTAGTACTAATGGATATATGATTCAACTATCCAATTCAAGTGAATCTATTTTAACTTCAAATATAATAAAAAAAGATGGAATAGCAGTAAGATTAATAAAAGACTAAATATATGAGCGCAATAAATTTATATGCAAGTAAAGCAGAAGCTTTTTACGTTAAAGATAGCCAAAGAAATAGTTTCTATGAATATGGTGGAATACAGTTGTTTCCAAATATTGAATATACTCAAGGTATTAGCAATATAGAATTAGCTAATGGATTTTCTGTTAGCATTTATAAAGCTTATGACGATACTCTTTTGGATACTTTAAATTATACTTTAAAAGAGCAAACAAATGCATCTACTATATATGCTGATAGTTTAATAATATTTGCTGATAACGAAACATTATACGTAGATAGTAATGCTACAGGAACTGAATTATGGTCTATAATTCCAACTAATGACTATGGAAATGACTTAGTGTATTTAAAATTTGTAGGAAACCCTATTTCTAATCTTATAGCACATAACTTTAAAACAAGAGTATTAGCTGATTTAGGAATAATAGAAGGGGAAGCTTTTTTAAATGCAATTTTATTAGGTTTAGTAGATTCAAATGATTATTCATATTACTATACAAATCCTTTTTACATTACATCTTTAGATGAAGATAGATGCACTAAAATAGAATATAAGAACTCATTAGATGAAATTAATCAATCAATAGGATTGAAATTTTGGTTTAGACAGAAATCAAGACAATCTGAACTAACTACTTATTATGAATCATCAACAAAGAATACAGTTACTCAAGCTGTTAAAACGCATAATTTAGAGATGTATGAATCAGAGTTTATGAGCATTGATGATTTAATATTAACAGCAACTATATTAGAAAGTTCTTATCTATATATAGGTACTACAAGATATAGTTTATTTGAAGCTATTAAGATTCCTGAACTAACACAACAAGAGAACTTTGGAAAGCTAAAATTCACGTTAGCTCCAAATAATTAACTAAAAAATAACTAACTTTACAAAAAATAATTATGGCACAGCAATTTATAGATTTTGGAAATAGTACTCCTAATAATGGAGATACAATATTTGATGCTTTTTCAAAAGTAAATTCAAATGTAACAGATTTACAAACAGCAATAACAACTTCCTCTGATTCAGTTTTTAATGAGGTTAAGGTAGGAAAAGGAGCAGGAAATATATTGACTAATACAGTAGTTGGTAGAAGTACTTTAATTTCAAATACAACAGGTTCTCGTAATACTGCATTAGGAAGTCAATCTCTACAAAATAATATAACTGGAAGCTATAATGTATCGGTTGGGGATAGTTCATTATTTAGCAATACAACAGGAAGTAATAATACTGCTAATGGGTTTGGGGCATTATCTAATAATATATCTTTTAGTAATATAACTGGCATAGGTGCAAATTCACAAGCTAATGCTTCAAATCAAATTAATTTAGGAGATACTGCAATAACATCATTGCGTTGTAATGTTCAGACAATTACTTCATTATCAGATGAAAGAGATAAAACAGATATTATTGAAATTAGTGAAGGATTAGAATTTATATCTAAACTAAAACCAGTTACTTTTACTTGGAATCAAAGAGATGGTAATAGAGTAGGAATTAAATCTGCTGGATTTATAGCTCAAGATTTATTAGCATTACAAAAAGATTCTTTAATTGGAGATAATTTAGATTTAGTTTCTGATTTAAACCCTGAGCAATTAGAAGCAAGATATACAAATCTTATGCCTATAATGATTAAGGCAATCCAAGAATTAAATGAACTATTAAAAGTAAAATAATGGTAGAATTTCCAAACATAGAACATTATAAAGGAGATACGTTTAGAGCTATTCCAATGCAAATTAAATTTAATGGGACTGTAATAGATATTACTAACTATATAATTACAATGCAATTAAAAAAAGAAATTGGAGGAGTTCCTTATTTAACTCTATCTTCAATAGCTAACGCAGGCATAACTATAGTTAATGGTATTGCGGGTATATTTGAGATTAATGAACAAATTATAGATATAAAATCAGGAACTTACATATACGATATTGAGTTTAATGATAATAATATAATAGATAAATATATAAGA